GCTCTTCCGATCTGTTTTCTTACACCGCACGCCAATTTTGAGGGTTTTAACAAGGGTCTATTTTTAATTTAGGAGGTGAGAAGATGGCGAATAAGTCACCAGCCAAACGGAAACCGTTTTACGAGCAAAATGACCGCTTTCTACCCATTGACCCACCGAACTATTTAGGAACGGTGGCGAGGTCAGTTTGGACTAAAATCATTCCATTTTTAAAAGCAACAGAAAAGGTCGAGCGTATCGATACCTTTCTAGTAGAAACCTATTGTACGACATACGAGATCTACAAGAAAGCTTATGAGGACGTTAAAGAAAACGGTATCCAAACCGAGATTATTAAATATATCCAGTCTCCCGGTAGTGGTGAAATTTTAGGCGAACAATCAATGGGATTTAAGAAAAACCCCGCTGTTGCGACGATGAAAGATGCCGCTGAAACCCTTAATAAGATAGGTATTCAGCTAGGTCTGACACCTAAAGGACGGGCAGAATTGGCTGAAATAGCCGGAAGCCAAGCGGATAATTCTTCGATGAAAGATAAAATGGCAGCATTCTTTAAATAAAGGAGGTGAAACATGCAAAAGATTGATTTAACTAAGTCAAAAGATGTAATCGGTGCTTACAATAGCATCGATTTTTCTTATGAGCGAAAAACTTACACCGACTATGGCACGCAATACTGTTTCAATGTGCTAGATGGCAAGATTGTCGCTGGTTACAATATTCAATTAGCATGTTTTAGACACCTCCGAGACTTGCAACGACAAGGGAGTGAAGATTTCCCTTATGTCTACTCGGTTGAAGCATTTAACCGTTTCTTGAAATTCCTGTCTCTAGTGCCTAACGTTGATGATCTAAGTCAAAAGTTAGAGCCTATGGATTGGCAATATTTCATATTTGCCCAACTCTTTGCATGGTTCGACTTGGACGATGTACCAAGGTTTTCAAACATCATCATTTCCATTGCTCGTTCACAAGGTAAGACGATGATAGCTGGTATCTGCCTTAATTTCTCTTATCTGATTGAAATTATCGGGCAAAGTAACCAAGACTTCCTTGTTAGCTCGCTAAACTTCGACCAAACGATGAAGCTATATACTTATGTTAAATCTATGATGGCTAGAATCATAGAGAATGAGCCGTTTAAGTCGCTAGCAGAGGAAACACAAGTCCAATTATATTCACGAGAAATCAAATCGCTTGTGGATGCTAATACCATTCACACTATCTCGTTTGAATCCGGTAAATTTGATGGTAAGCACTTTAAGTTAGCCGTAGCCGATGAGGTCGGGGAGCTTAGGACGGATGAAGGGATTTCTAAAATCACATCCGGACAAGTTAATACCGAGGGTTCACGTTTTATTGAAATTTCAACTTCTTACCAAACGCCCGATGTGCCGTTTCATCAAGAGCAAAAGAAACTGATTGAAATCATGGAACGTGATTTCGACAGGTCTGGTGATGATCAGCTATGTCTAATCTGGTCGCAAGATAATCTAGAAGAAGTCTTTAAGCCGGAAACATGGTCAAAGAGCAACCCACTACTTAACCACCCTAAACTAAAGGATGGCTTGATGAAGGGGCTACTTTCCGAACGAGATAAGAAGCTACTCATGGGAAAACTTGCTGATTTCCAAGTAAAGAACATGAATTGTTGGTTATTAGCAGATAGCAATAGCTTTCTTGATTTGACTGATATTGAAAACGCCGTTGTTGATGAATTTGATATCAAGGGGAAACGTGTCTATGTCGGTCTTGACGCTTCAATGTTCAGCGATAACACGGCTATTGGTTTTGTTTATCCCTACGTCGCTGAAGACGGTAGTCAGAAATGGCATGTCGAACAACACAGTTTTATTCCTTGGCAACAAGCTGGCTCGTTAGAAGCTAAGATGGAGCAGGACGGTGTCAATTATCGGGATTTGGAAACCAAGGGTTTTTGTACGATTACAAGCCATCCACAAGGGCTTATCAACCCAGAGGAAGTCTACCGTTGGTTTTGTGAGTATGTGGAAGATAATCAGCTTGATGTGGTCTTTTTCGGATACGACGCTATGGGAGTATCAAAGATTATCAAAGCCTTGGAATCTAACACTAGTTTCCCACTTATGCCGATTAGGCAGCGTACAAGCGAACTGAAAGACCCGACAAAATTCCTTCAAACACTCTTTATCGAGGGCAATATCACTCGTCTTGATGATGAAATCATGCGTAAAGCCTTGATAAATGCAGTGATCAAAGAGGATAACATCGGTATTCAAGTCGACAAAATGAAATCGACCTATAAGATTGACGTTGTGGATGCTCTTATCGATGCGTTTTATGATGGCATGTATGCTTTCGAAGATTACGCTATTACCAACAACCCAACGTGGAAGGTCGAACACATGAGTCAAGAAGCCGTCCTAAACTGGTTAAAAAACCCAGATAGTGGGCTTTTAGAGGAGTATTAATACATGATTTTGAAGTTTTTTAAAGCTATTTGGGCTATTTTTGACATCTTGATGTTCATTTTAGCTGCAATTTCGCTTAATCTGACTACTTATAACCTTGGTTATGTGTGGTTTGGTATTAGCATGACCATTACATTCGTATTAGCAGGTTTAATTAGTGAGCTAGCCGCTAAGAAAGGCTAGAAAGGAGGTGATAATAATTGCCGATATTTAATTTAGCAACCGAAAGCCCACCGAGCAACCAAGGGGGCTTTTTTGATATCGCTGATCCAGAGTTTTTAGCTACCTTGAATGGTAGTGAGTGGGTATCAGCCGAAACTGCTCTTAAAAACTCGGACCTATTCTCTATTATCAGTCAGCTATCTAATGACCTTGCGACTGCTAAACTAACGACAAGCCGAAAACAAATGCAAGGCATCGTAGATAACCCGTCAAACAATGCTAATCGCTTTAACTTTTACCAATCTATCTTTGCTCAAATGCTATTGGGTGGTGAAGCCTTTGCATATCGATGGCGTAATGACAACGGGCGTGATATGAAGTGGGAGTATTTAAGACCATCTCAAGTCACTTTCAATCGATTGGACAATCAGAATGGTCTTTATTACAACATCACATTCGATGACCCACGCATTCCGCCAAAACAGCACGTTCCACAAAGCGACATCTTACACTTTAGATTGCTATCTGTAGACGGTGGTTTGACAAGCGTAAGTCCGTTGATGGCTCTAGGTAGAGAACTAGATATTCAAAAAGCTAGTGATAAGCTAACGCTTAATTCACTCAAAAACGCCCTAAACGCCAATGGTATTTTGAAGATTAAGGGCGGTGGTTTGCTCGATTTCAAAACTAAGGTCTCACGCTCTCGACAAGCAATGAAGCAAATGCAAGGCGGTCCGTTGGTACTGGATGATTTAGAGGATTTTACACCTCTTGAAATCAAATCCAACGTGGCCCAATTACTTAAGCAAGCGGACTGGACGACCGGACAATTTGCGAAAGTCTACGGTATCCCAGAGAACGTTGTCGGTGGACAAGGTGACCAACAATCATCACTTGAAATGAGTTCGAACGTGTATTCTAAAGCAGTCGCACGCTATTTAAGACCATTTCTTAGTGAATTGTCTCAAAAACTTTCATGCGATGTGGATGCGGATATTTTTCCAGCGGTTGACCCAACTGGTGCCAACTATATCAGCCGTATCAATAGCATGGTTAAAAGTGGCACACTCGCACAGAATCAAGGTTTGTATATTTTGCAACAAGCCGAGATTTTGCCTAAAGAGTTGCCAAAGGGTGAAAACCCTAACCGTACCACATTGAAAGGAGGTGAGATAAATGGGCAAGATTGACATTAAAGGCGATATTGTAAGCGACGATGCTGGTGCTTTCTACGAATACTTTGGTATGTCTAGTACCTATCCAAAACTGGTACAAGATGCCATTGCAAACGATGAAGACGAAGAAATCACGCTTAACATAGCGTCTAATGGTGGTGATGTGTTCGCAGCTAGTGAAATCTATACAATGCTAAAGGCAAGCGGCAAGCGTATTGTGGTTAACGTGCAAGGGCTTGCGGCTAGTGCTGCGAGTGTCATTTCTATGGCAGGCGATACCGTGCGTATCAGTCCAACGGCACATATTATGATTCACAAAGCGTCTACTGGCATCGTTGGTAATAGTGATGACCTAGAGCACCAATCAGCGGTCTTAAATAGCATTGATGAGTCTATCGCTTTGGCTTATGAAATGAAGACTGGTCTTAAACAACCGGAATTACTAGATCTTATGGCTAAAGAGACATGGCTTAATGCTAAAACTGCCGTTGATAAAGGTTTTGCGGATGAAATCATGTTCTTCAACGATGATGAAGAAGAAATCATGGTTACTAATGCCGTGCATCAACTACCAAGCAAATCAGCAATCACTAAATTTAAGAATATGATTGCAACACCTAAAACCAATTCATTGCGTGAGCAAAAATTGGCGATTTTACTTGAAAAATGAAAGGAAGATGATTGATGAAAACATCAAACGAATTGCACGACCTTTGGGTTGCACAAGGCGACAAGGTCGAAAATCTTAATGAAAAACTTAACGTAGCTATGCTTGACGATTCAGTTACCGCTGAAGAATTGCAAGCTATCAAGAACGAGCGTGACACTGCGAAAATGAAACGTGACATGTTCAAAGAACAATATACTGAAGCTCGTGCTAGTGAAGTAGCTAACATGACTGAAGAAGACAAGAAACCTTTGACTGAAAACGAAGAAGAAGTTAAAGCTAACTTTGTTAAAGACTTCAAAAACCTAGTCCGTGGTCGTTACCAAAACTTACTTGATTCTAAAACAGACGCATCTGGTTCTGATGCTGGATTGACTATTCCACAAGATATCCGCACAGCTATCAACACATTGGTTCGTCAATACGATTCATTGCAAGAGTATGTAAACGTTGAAAACGTAACTACTCTTACTGGTTCTCGTGTCTACGAAAAATGGGCTGAAATTACTGGTCTTTCTAAGCTCGATGATGAAGCTGGACAAATCGGTGCTAATGATGATCCAAAACTTTCTCTTATCCGCTACGCTATCAAACGCTATGCTGGTATCTCAACAGTAACTAACAGCTTGCTTGCTGATTCTGCCGAAAACATCCTTGCTTGGTTGTCTGGTTGGATTGCGAAAAAAGTCGTTGTTACTCGTAACAAAGCTATCTTGGATGTTATTGCAACACTCCCAACTAAACCGACATTGGCTAAATGGGATGACATCATTGATCTCGAAGCTAAAGTTGACCCAGCAATCAAACAAACTTCATTCTTTTTGACTAACACTTCAGGCTTTACTGCACTTAAGAAAGTTAAGAACGCAATGGGTGACTACCTCATGGAACGTGATGTGAAATCACCAACTGGATACTCAATCGACGGTTTCGCAGTTAAAGAAGTATCTGACCGCTGGCTTGCTAACGGCACTGGTGGTGCTATGCCACTTTACTTTGGTGACTTGAAACAAGCAGTAACATTGTTTGACCGTCAACACTTGTCATTGCTTTCAACTAACATCGGTGGCGGTGCGTTTGAAACTGACACTACTAAAGTACGTGTGATTGACCGTTTCGACGTTGTTAAAACCGATGAAGAAGCGTTTGTACCAGCGTCATTTAAAGCTATCGCTGACCAAAAAGCTAACCTTACTGCTGGAGCTTAATTAGGAGGTAAGTAATGAGTGTATCTAAGGAAACTATCATGCAGACCCTCAATCTGGATGAGACAGACGACACTGCACTCATTCCAGCTTACATTGAATCGGCTCAGCAGTACATTATCAATGCAGTCGGTAGTGATCAAAAATTCTACGACCTTGACAGTGTAGAATCTCTATTTGACACGGCTGTAATAGCCCTCGCAAGTTCGTATTTCACCTACAGAGTGGCTTTAACAGACACGGTGACTTATCCTGTCAATCTCACTTTAAATAACATAATCGGGCAATTAAGGGGCTTATACGCAACGTATAGTGAAGAAAGAGGTGACTAATGCCTAAAGTTAGATATTTACCCTCAGACTTTCGTTTCAAGGCTGATTTTGGCACATACCAAAGCACCCCTAACAAGTTTACGGGTGTGAGCGTGCCAAAGTTCGTCAAACAGTTTACGCTGCACTATAAACCCCACACTCGCACGCTCAATCAAGAGTACCTTGCTCAGCAAAATGGCGAAAGCGATACACGAGTGATTGTTATTCGCCACAATGCCAAAGTGATTGAAGGTCAAGTGGCCGTCCTAAATGGCACTCAGTATGATATTGTGCATGTCAGTCCAAACGAAAACTTTGGGCTTAACCGCTACGACTTTCTGACACTTAGAAAACACAAGAAAGTTGGGTGATAGCTTATGGTAGGGCTTGATGAAGCACTAGAGGGCTGGCTTGAAACGGTAGCCAGTATTGGCGATATCACACCAGCGGAACAAGCTAAAATTACTACCGCTGGTGCGAAAGTGTTTCAAAAGGAACTGGAAGAAGTTACTAGGGAGAAACACTACTCAAATAAAAAAGATTTGAAGTATGGACACATGGCTGACGGTTTATCTGTCCAATCAACTAACGCTGACGGCAGAAAGAACGGTGTGGCAACCGTAGGCTGGAAGAATAATTACCACGCACAAAATGCCAGACGATTAAATGACGGCACTAAAAAATACCGTGCTGATCATTTCGTTACCAATGTCCAAAACGATAGCAACGTTCAAAAGAAAGTGCTATTAGCAGAAAAAGAGGAATATGAGAAACTCATTCGAAGAAAAGGAGGGAAGTGATTAAGTGTTAGCAACCGTAAAACTAAAAGAGCTCATTGACAGCAAAGAATTTGGTGAAATAAGCGAAGTATATGCAAACAACTTGCCTAAAGAGCTCGAAGAAAACACCGATAAGACAATCGTTTTGCTCACTGAAAGCAATCCATCACTTGATTTGAGTGGGAATAATACCTTTTTCGGAAAAACGGATAGAGTGGAAGTCCAGATTTTTTACAAGGCTAATATTGATTTTGATATCGAAGCCTTTGAAATGGAATTGCTGAAATTCCTAAAATCTGAACACTACTCAATTACAGATATGAGAGAACATAGCATAGACCCCGATACATTACAGATTACGGCGGTCTTTTTTGTTGCTCTCGATAAATTAATTTAACAAAGGAGAAATTACTATATGGCAATTGTAGGTTTGAAAATGGTTCGACTTGCTTTGGTTGACCCAAAAACCCAAAAACTACTTAAAGGTGCTGACGGCCTTTCAACTGATGGCGTGATTGAAGTTGACTCAGCTATGCTTGGTACTCGTACCGCTAACATCTCAAACTTGGAAGGTCAAGCGACTAAAATTCCCGGGAACAACTCAGTGCAAGATGTTATGATTGCACCGGGTTCACCAACAGTAGCGTTCGACTTCAATAACCTTGACTTTGAAATCAAACAGAAAATGCTTGGTTTTAAACCAGACGGCAAGGGTGGTTACGTTATGGACGGTGAAAAACCACACACGGCGGTTTTGATTGAATCTGAAACACTTGACCGCAAACACTCAGTATTCTTTGGTTTTGCTAACGGTATCATGCAAGAGTCAACTCAAAACGTTGCAACAGACACTGATACTGCCCAAACTCGCCAAGACGATAACATGACATTTAACGCCTTGTCAGCGACTGCGTTCGGCGGCGAGCCTTACAAGAAATACTATTCTGGTGCATCTACGTTTGATAAAACAAATATGTTTAAAGAAGTATTCGGGGGCTATGCCCTTCCTGCTGCATCAAATAGTATTTAATAATTTGCAAGAGGTCAGGCTCATGGCCTGACCTCTATTTTTGTGTTAAAGGAGTAAAGATAAATGGAAATCAGAACTATTCAAATCCCGGAAATCAGTAAGAAAGCCTTCAAAGTCACTACGAGCAATCGCAATGTCTTGCGTATGCATGAGTACCAACTTGCCGTGCTTAAAATCAGCGACACCGTTGAAGAAGGCGATACACAAGAGCAAGCACAAGCTAGCTTTACCATCCTTAAAGAAATGCTTGGTTTCATCCGTGCTGTCCTCGATTTGGATGAAGAAGCCTACGACAAATTGCTCGATTTGGACAATGAACGCACACAAGAAATTGCTGAAAAACTAGTAGGCTATATGTACGGATTGACAGACGAACAACTTGAAAATGCCGCTGGTGAAACTGACCCAAAAGAGTAAAATCTAAAGGCGAACAGATTTTTGATTTAGAAAATCGCATTGAAGATTTAAAAATTATTGCTAAAAAATCAATCCAAGGTTTTGGGTGGACACTAGATCAGTATTACGACACTGACTATTACGAGCTAATGAAAATCTTAAATGCCAAAGAGGAAGAAGATAGAATGGTTGACCCAACATCTTTACTCTAAATATTTAAGGAAAGGAGGAAAAATATTACATGGCAAAAGTACAAGCTACCATGTCCACGGAAATCGCCTTGGATACGCTACAGGCTGCCAATTCGATTAAGCGTTTAACTCAGTTAGTCAATAGCTCAACTAACGCATGGAAGGCACAAGAAAGCCAAATGCGTAGTGCTGGTGACTATTTGGGAGCAGCACAAGCTAAGTATGATGGTTTGGGTAATGCTATCCAAAACCAACAACGTAAGATTGAGAAACTGAAACAAGAACAGTCTCAACTTAAAGGAAGTACCGCCGAAACCGCTGAACAGTACCTTAAGTACCAACAACAGATTGACCAAGCGACTACACGTTTGGCATCGTTGGAAAATCAACAAAGGCAAGCTAAGAATAGCCTAGATTATCAAAAATCTGGTTTGGCAGAACTTCAAAAGGAATACAAAGCCCAAAACGAAGCGTCTGAAACTTATGTCAAGCGTCTGAAAGCAGAAGGCAAAGAGGACGAAGCTAGGCAAGAACAACTTAAGCAATACAAGGGCTCTATTACTAACTTAAACAAGCAGTACGAGACCCAAAAAGAAATGCTTGAGCGTGTCGCTAAACAGTCCGGAAGAACAAGCGATGAATACCGCAAGCAAAAGCAACGCTTGGATGAAACGGCGACAAGTCTAGCACACACTCGCAATGCTGCTGATAAGCTGAACGATGAAATCGAACAAAGTCAACGTTCTAGCTCACTCATCGGACGCTTAAAAGATAGTTTTAAACGTTTAGGTAGTGAAGTTAGTGAGACTGAAACGAAAACCTCACGCTTAAAGGGTATCTTTGGGGCTACGTTTGCAGCTAATTTAATTAGTAACGGTTTCCAAAACGCATTGGGAGCTATTAAGGGCAAGTTTGACGAAATAGCCCAATCAAGTGCCGAATACGTTAAATATCAACAAACCATGAACGCCACTTGGCTAACACTTACCGGTAACGCTGAAGAAGGTAAGAAGATGGTCGACATGACCAACCAAATGGCACAAGCAGCGGCTAACTCAACCGAAATGGTTGACGGTATGAACCAGAAATTCTATGCCGTCACTCACAACACAGAGTTAACCAAACAGCAAACACAAGCCATTTTGACCTTGCAAGATGCGTTTGGTCAAACCGATGCAGCCGTTGAAAACTTTGCTACACAATGGGCGCAAATGATTGCCAATGGTAAGGTCCAAGGGCAAGACATGATGTCAATCATTAATGTCTTCCCAGAAATGAAAAACCAACTTAAAGAAGTAGCTGCACAAGAGCTTGGCATTGCAGACATGACCGCCGATAAATATGCAGAGCTACAAAAAGATGGCAAGATCACCGCAGAAATGGCACAAAAAGCCTTGTTCGAATTGCAAGATAAGTACAAGGACGCGACTGCTAACTTCTCGACTACCATCGGTGGTCTCGAAAGAACAATTCAGTCCCGTATGCCGGCAGTGGTAGCGGCTTTCCGTGACCCAATCGATAAAATGAAAAACCCATTCTTGCAACAGATTGGGAATTGGGTTGCTGACCCTAACACTGAGACTAAGTTTAAAGACTTAGGGGAACACGTTTCCAAAGGTCTAGGCACTATCATGGATGCCTTTTCTAAGGTCTTTAATCTCGGTAGTGGTACCGACAAGCTCAATGGCTTCATGGACGGCCTTAACAAGGCCGTTGATAACGTTAGTAAAACCATCGCTAACAACGCTCCTAAAATTGTAGCTTTCTTTAAAGAGGTTAAAGATAGTTTAGGTTCGGTGTTTAGCATTGGTAAAGACTTTGCTAGCGGTGTTTGGGAAGTTGCCGTCGATATGATTAAAGGTGTCGCTGGTGCTTTTAACCTCATGACTGGCAACGGTAAAAAGGCTAAAGGGCCAGTAACATCACTATCCAAGGCATTGGGTGGTATTGCAAAACATAAGACGGCTATTAAAACGGTCGGTTCTTTGTTTGCCGCTTACTTTGTAGGTTCTAAGGTCGCTCTTGGAATAACGGCAGTAGTCAAAGGGATTCACGCATGGCGAACAGCTACAGTCGGAATGACAGCGGCACAAAAGGCAATGAATCTAGCAATGGCCTCCAACCCGATTGGTTTGATTGTGGTTGCGGTAGCAGCGGCTATCACTGCCTTGGTGTTGCTTTACAAACACAATAAGAAATTCAAAGCTTTTGTTGATGGCATGTTCAGTGCTGCTAAAAAAGCCTTTGACAAGATTTTTAAAGTGACAAAAGAAATCTTTGGTAAGATCATTGATTTCTTTAAAAAGGACTGGAAACAGGTCCTTTTATTTATTGCCAATCCGATTGCTGGAGCTTTTGCTTTAATTTATAAGCATAATAAGAAATTTAAGAAATTCGTTGATGGTATTGTGAAAAGTATCAAAGACGGCTTTTCTAATGCTGGTAAGTGGCTCGGTAAGACATGGGATGGCATGAAGAAAACTTGGACGGGTGCGATGGACTCAATGACCAAGAGCACCAAGAAAGGTTTTGAAAAGACTAAAACATACTTCACTGGTGGCGAAAAAGGTATCAAAGCCTTCACAAACACTGCTAAGAAACTGCTTGTAATCTCTAATCCAGTAGTCGCTGGGTTTGAGTTGATGTACAAGCATAACAAGCCGTTCAAAAAGTTTGTTGATAGCACCGTGGACCATGTCAAAGATATGGCCAAAGGCGTTGCAAAACACATGACTAATCTTAAAAAAGACTGGTCTGATAAGTGGGACAATGTCAAGAAATTCGCATCTAAGACATGGGAGAACATCAAGGGTAATGCCACTGAAGCAATGATTGCTCTTGGTAAGGATATTGACAAAAACCACAAGGGCATCAATAAGAACTGGTTTGACGGTTGGGAAAACTCTAAAAAATTCCTATCTAAAAAATGGGATGAAATCGGAGCGTTAACACAAGAAAAATTCGGTGTTAACATTACCAAACTAATCACGGATGCCTTAACCAACATCGCTAAATTCTTCAAAGATACATGGGATAACGTGAAAAAAGGTTTCGGCGAGATGTGGGACGGTATGAAAAAACTTGCCGGTGACGGTATTAATGCTGTCATTGCCTTGCCAAACGCTGGTATTGACGGTATTAACAAACTGATTTCTGATTTTGGCGGTAGTAAAGAAGCTATCTCTAAAATTCCGAAAGTTAAGTTTGCCGGTGGTACTGGTATGTTTAGCTCATACCGAAACCCAATCACCAAGCCTACGCTTGCCACACTAAACGATGGCTATGACAGTCCAGAAACTAATAACCAAGAAATGGTTATCTTGCCAAATGGTAAGTCATTCTTGCCACAAGGTCGAAACGTTGAATACCTCTTGCCTGCTGGCTCAGAGGTAATCAATGCTAGTGAATTGGCGATGCTTATGGGCGTAGAGCGTGGAGCGTTTGCCAAGGGTACTGGTTTCTGGTCTAAAATCTGGGATACGGCTACTAACGTTGCCGGCTCAGTTTGGGACACAATGAAAAACGGTGTCGATAAATTCATGAAAATGATTGAGTTTGTCACCGATGTCGTTAAAGACCCAGTAGGATCGCTAGCTAAGAAATTCAGCCCTAATGCTGATAAGTTAGCTGGTGTGTTTAACCCCCTCGGTAATGCTTTGTATAAGAAACCAGTCGAAGAAGCTAAGAACTGGTGGAAAGAACTTTGGTCAATGGCTAGTGCCTCAATGGATGAGGGCACGGTGGCTATGGGTGCTAAAGGTGATGACTACCGTTTCAAAGACAAGGCTAAAGACGCTGGTGCTGACCCGTGGGGTTATTTCTACCGTGAGTGTGTATCCTTCGTTGCCAGTCGCTTGGCCAATCTGGGTGTTAAACCTAGCTTGTTTAGTCACCTCGGTAATGGTAATCAATGGATATCTGCCAGCGTACCACATTTAAGCAGACCTAAGCCGGGAACGGTAGCGGTCTACACTGGTGGTCCAGTTTCAAGCAACCACGTTGACTTTGTAACCGCTGTTCATGGGGACACTTATGATGGCGAAGAGTATAACTACGGCGGAAACGGTCAGTATCACCAATACGCTGGCCGTCATATTGCTAACGCTGCTACGTTCCTTGATTTTGGGGTGCGTGACAGTGGTGGCGGAGGTGAAGACAATAGCAAACCGCTTAAAGACCGCAACAGTCCACTTCAAACGTTGATTAAACGTCAAGTCGGTGGCATGTTTGACTGGATTAAGAAAACCCTTGGTCCATTGCTCAGTCCTCCGGGTGGTGGTGAAGATGGCCCTCAAGGGACTGGCGTTTCTCGTTGGCGTGAGTCGGTTGTTCGAGCATTGAAAGCAAACGATATCGAGCCGACTGACTTCCGTGTATCTAAAATTTTGGCAACTATCCAGCGTGAATCTGGTGGTGACCCTAACGTACAAAACAACTGGGATATCAATGCCATCAACGGTACACCATCAATCGGTTTGATGCAAACCATTGGCCCTACATTTAATGCTTATAAACACCCTGGACACAACAACATCCGTAATGGTTATGATAACTTGCTTGCTGCGATCAACTACATCAAGCATCGTTATGGTACATCGGATGCAGCTTTTAACCGTGTCGCAGCCTATGGCTACGCTAACGGCGGTCTAGTTCGCAAGAATGGTGTTTATGAGCTGGCTGAAGGCGATATGCCAGAATACGTTATTCCAACAGATATCGCCAAACGTGGCAGAGCGTGGCAGTTACTTACTGAAGCGGTGGCACGTTTCGCCGGTGATGCCCCACAAGGCAATCACGATAACACTTCAGACCGTGAGCGTGTCTCTATGCTTGAAAACAAATTAGACATCATGATTGACCTACTCGGTCAATTGGTAACTAACGGCTCTAACCCAATCGAAGTTAGAAATATCATCGATGGTAGAAGTGTGTCAAACGGGTTAGCACCGTTCATGACAAAAGCAACAAATGATTACGAACGCAGACAAGCGTTGCTAGGAGGTAGCATTATTTGATAGGAATGTCAGTAATTTATGACGGTAAGAACTTAACCGAATTATTCAATGAAGGACAAGGGCGTACCGTTCCAGTAGATGTCACGAAAAACGTGGCATCGAATTTCAACAACAACTATCAAGACCAAGGGCGAAGGCGTTATGGTCAGCAATTCCTATATAGCACCTTGTCAGTTAAGCAGATTCAAGTGTCGTTTACCTTGGTCGGAAACTACGATTACTTTAATACCATTGCTGAAACGCTAGGCGGATACCTCAATGTAGATAAACCGAAACCATTGATTTTTGGCGATGAACCTAACAAGGTTTGGGAAGCTATTCCGTCCGGACAAGCGTCACTGGCAGTCGATAAGAACACTGCACCAATTACCGCAACAGTAACGGTCACGTTCGACGTACCTAAAAGTTACGGTGAGAATAAGGCACAAGCCCTAGTAAGTAGCGACGGTGAAACCAAGTACGGTAGTATTAAGAAAATTTCTACTGGTCATTACAAGGCTACGTTAAAGAACTTTGGTACGGCTGAAACTTACCCAGATATTAAGCTGAAGTTTAACTCAGATAATGGCTGGGTTGGGATTGTGAAGTCTTCTAGCGAAAGCTATGAGATTGGCAATCCTAATGAAGCTGATACACAAAACGTTAAGCGTTCGGAAATATTGCTAGATTATCGAGACGAAACCGGCATTCGAAAAGGTTTTTCAAGTGGTTCAAAAAACAACGGTATTTTCAATGACAACAGTGCCGATTTAAACGGAACGCTTGGGATTGTTGATGTGTTTAACCGCCCAAATATCGCATTGACTTCAAGAGGAAATGGAAGTAAGTTTCTTCAAGGTGGCTCGATTTCTTGGGATATTCCAGCGGATTCAAACGGTGAAAGAGGTTCACTAAATGACTATATTTGGTGGAGACAAGTTTTTTGGTTAGGTTTGCCTAGCCAATATGGGTATCTTAAAATTTGTGTTTCCGACGATCAAGGAAGGTTCCTTTACGGTGTAGAGTCCAAGAAGAAAGAAAATGGTCTAGGTTGTGATTACAACATCATGACTACCGATGGCAAAGGCAGTTACCAAATCATCGACAGTAGGCATTTTTTGGGGACGCATTTAGATGAACACAACCCGTTCAACGCTCAACGTGGGTGGTCTGATATGGCACGTAGGGATGACGAATTAATTTTCTACTGGTGGGGTTCTTATTTAAAATATAAAGTACCTATTTTAAAAGGACGTAAGTCAGCAAAAGTTAGTATTTTGTTATCCGGTGTTGGTCAGAGCTCGCTTGTAACTCACATGTATGTTGATAAATTCTGTTATCGCAAAGATTTCGTCAGTGCTACTGAGGATATTCCTAACCGCTTTGGCAAAGGCTCGGTGTTGGAAGTGGACATGTCGAAAGGCAAAACCTTTGTTGACAACTTGCCAGCATCTAATGAGCTAGCTTACTTATCCGAGCCGTTCAGTATTGGCACTGGTGAAACTGAAATCGACATCTACACATCAAGTTGGATAAGAACTGACCCAACGATTGAAATTTCTTGGAAGGAGCGTTTTGTTTAATGCAAATTTGGATTCATGACAAGAACATGCGTAAGGTTTGTGCCCTAAACAATAACGTTCCGGGCATGTTGCCCTATTCTAACAGTCAATGGCACACTTATCTTGAATACTCAACCAGTACATTCGATTTCACAATTCCTAAGATTGTGAATGGTAAAATGCACGAGGATGTAGCTTACATCAACGATCAAATGTATGTGTCATTCTTCTACGATAATACTTACCACGTTTTCTATGTATCGCAGTTAGTTGAAAACGATGATAGTTTCCAAGTGACTTGTAATAACACTAACCTTGAGTTAGCGATGGAATCCGCACAGTCTCGCAAGGCTGATAAACCACAGAATATTGCTTGGTATTTGAAGGAACTAGACTTATTAGGGTATGCCGGTCTTGAAATTGGTATCAATGAGATTTCTGATAAAACAAGGACTATCACGTTTGATTCTCAAAACGGTACTAAGTTAGAACAACTTCATAGTTTAATGAATCAATTCGACGCTGAATTTATTTTCAGAACCGATTTAAACCGAGACGGCACTTTGAAAAAGTTTGTTATTGACATCTACCAACAGCCGGACGAGAATCATCACGGCATTGGTAAGGTCAGAGGGGATGTTATTCTCTACTACCAAAACGGGTTAAAAGGTGTCCAAGTTTCTAGTGATAAAACTCAACTATTCAATGCTGGGTATTTCATTGGACAAGAAGGAACTAATCTTGAGAGCGTTGAGTTTGAAGAAAAAAACGAGCGTGGGCAAGTAGAGTTTTATTCTAAGAAAGGCAGTCCAATGGTCTATGCACCGCTGTCTATGGAGAAATACCCGTCCACATTGAAGGATAGCGACACAGATAGATGGACACGTAAGGATTTTGAGACAGAATACAAAGATGTCAATGCTCTTAAAGGCTACGCATTGCGTACTATTAAGCAATACGCTTACCCATTGCTGACCTACACCGTCGATGTCCAGTCCAGTTTTATGGACAATTACAAGGATGTCAATTTAGGTGATACTGCTAAGATTATCAATAATAATTTTAGGGGCGGTTTAGCTCTTGAAGCTCGTGTATCTGAGATGGTTGTTAGTTTCGATATGCCACTCAATAATTCGGTGGTATTTACCAATTTTAGAAGGTTGGTAAACAAACCATCTGACAATTTGCAACAACGCATTGATGAAATCGCAGCAAGAGCCTTACCATATCGTATCGAGATTACAACTACAAACGGAACGGCATTTAAAAACGGTGTTGGACGCTCTACTGTTCGGCCGGTCTTGAAGCAAGGCGATAAAACCGTTAGCGCAACGTGGCGTTTCGTGATCGATAGTGCTATTAAGTATGTGGGCATGACCTATGACATGGTGGCATCACAGATTACCCAACCAACTGCCTTGACGGTTTCAGCATGGGTTGATAATAAAGAAGTAGCTTCGGAAGAGGTTACTTTTTTAAATGTCTCCGATGGTAGAAACGGAGTTAAGGGAGATAAAGGCGACCCAGGACCAGCCGGACCTAAAGGCGATAAAGGCGACAGAGGATTGTCGGGCGAACGTGGTCTAACTGGTCCTCAAGGTTTGCAAGGCCCGAAGGGTGATCAAGGGATTCCCGGCGTTAAGGGTGCTGATGGTAAAACACAGTACACTCACATTGCCTACGCTGACACGGTTTCCGGTAGCGGTTTTAGCCAAACCGACACTGACAAGGCTTTTATCGGTATGTACCAAGATTTTAATACTACGGATAGTCGGAATCCACAAGACTATCGCTGGTCTAAATGGAAAGGTAGCGATGGCCGTGACGGTATTCCGGGCAAAGCCGGAGCAGACGGACGAACACCTTATGTCCATTTTGCTTATGCCGACAGCGCTGATGGTCGAACTGGTTTCAGTCTGACGCAAGACGGCACCAAGCGTTTTCTAGGGATATGTACTAACTTTGATAAAGCAAATAGCACTAATCCAGCTGATTACTCTTGGAATGACACGGCTGGTAGTGTCTCGGTCGGTGGTCGGAATCTCTTAAAAGGTTCGAAGGGGCCTTTTAAGCCGGACAGAAAACCAACGAATTTCGATAATAATGTTTTGTACAAAAACGAAACTTCTGTCTATTTAGAGCAAAACCAAAAGTATCTCATCAGTGCGAAATCGGACGGTAATTTTACTGCCCTGCACAACGCAAATGTTGAGAGCGACAATGTGACGCTTTGGTTGATTGATGATAAATACCAAAATTATCAGATTGTATCTGATTTAAAAACAGGTACTACAGGAACGCTGATTACTTGGGTTAAACCGACAGGAAATTATCATCTACGTGTCAACACATATCACAAAACAGCTAGCAAGTCGGTTTGGGAAGTGAAAATCGAAAAAGGGACAGTCAAAACGGACTGGACCCCTGCGCTTGAAGATGTACAAGATGAAATTGATTCTAAGGCTGACCAAGTTTTGACACAAGCTCAACTCAACAAACTCAACGAAGTTAATTCAGTGGTACAGGCCGAGCTTGAAGCGAAAGCATCTCTTGACACACTTAATCAATGGGTCAAAGCATACCAAGACTTTGTTAATGCAAACAATGCCAACCGGGCACAAGCTGAGAAGAATTTGGCTGATGCCAGTGCTCGTGTCGCAAAGCTAGAGAACAACCTAAATGATATGTCAGAGCGCTGGAACTTCATCGACAGCTACATGACCTCATCAAACGAAGGGCTTGTCATTGGTAAAACCGATAACTCTAGTTCTATGCTGTTCAGCCCAAATGGACGCATTTCAATGTTCTCAGCCGGTAATGAGGTTATGTATATTTCTAAAGGTGTGATTCACATCGAGAATGGTATTTTCTCAAAAACTATCCAGATTGGTCGTTTTAGGGAAGAACAAGATTTCATTAATCTTGATAGGAATGTCATTAGATATGTGGGAGGTAGTTAATCGTGTCAGAGTTTTGGAGTAACAACGATAGAGGGTATAGGTTGAGGCTTTGGGTTGACCAAGTAAGCCAAGACGCTGTTGCAAACACTAGTCGAGTACGTTTCCAGTTAGCTATTTTGAACACAGCGGCCACATTTGCAAGCTATTCCTGCAGTGCGTTCATCGATTTTGACGGTGGGCGTCGGTTGAATTGGTCTGGAAGCCCAAATATGACCAGCCAAAACTCGACCATCATGCTAATAGATGAAACAGTGACCGTAAATCACGGAGATGATGGTAAAAAAATATTTGGTTTTATGGCTCGTTTCACGGGTGGTGGGGGATATAGCCCCAACACACTCGAAATCGGAGGGAATAGTTTTACACTGACAACTATCCCAAGAGGAAGTTCGGTGAGCGTTCCAGAGGGATTCATTGGCAATCAAGTAGATATCACTATCGACAGGAAAATAGCTGGCGCTACGCACACACTGCGCTATTTTTGGGGTAACAAGCAAGGTAAAATTGCTGACAATATTGGGACATCGTTTAAGTGGACAATCCCAGCGGATTTTGCCAACGACATACCGAATGCAACAACTGGCCGAGGTACTATATATGTTGATACCTACATAGACGGCAAATTGATCCAGACGCAGTCAGCAACACTAACGGCATGCGTTGTTACAAACAACATGAAACCTTCGTTCACTGGATTTACTTTGACAGATACAAATCCAACGACTCAAAGGATAATTCCAGAGCCAACGCATTTCGTGTCCATAATGTCGCTTGTGAAGGTCGTTTTCAACGGGGCGCAAGCGAAGGATGGAGCTACAATAGCTGGGTACTACGCTGAAATTGTTGGTGCTAGCAATTCTGTTTCGTTGAACGGCGGGGTATTCCGTGAGGTCGCTGTAAACAAAGACACTCAAATGACCTTGAGGGGGAGAGTTCAAGACTCTCGTGGGATTTGGTCTGATTGGAAAGAAGTCAAAATAACATTCTTGTTCTATTTCAGTCCAACGCTAAAATTTGAAGTTACCAGAAGTGGCTCAAAGTCAGATACACTAACCATTAAGAGGTTCGCTAAAATAGCGCCGTTGAGCGTCAACGGTGTTCAAAAAAACACCATGAAGCTGACATTTACAACAACAAAAGTTGGGACGAGCAATGTTGTAGCGGACAACGGACAGGCAGGCGGTGAATGGTCAAGTATTTCTGAATTCAAGGCATCTAACGCAAATCTAGGCAAGGAATATCCTGCAGATACTTCATTCATAGTCACAGGAAAACTGGAGGACAAATTTTCAGACTCAAAATTTCAAGATACAGTGCCGACCGATAAACTGATCGTGTCCTACGACCAACAGGGCGTGGGGATTGGTAAATACCGTGAAAACGGAGCGCTTGATGTCAACGGATTGATTTATTCAGGCTCAAAGCCAATCCAGCACCACCGACTTACAGAAGTTCGAGGTGCTGCGATTATTGAATATAACAACACAAACCTCGATGATTACAGAACGACGGGATTCTTCTCGGTAATGAGTACGATGAAGAACTATCCTATCAGCAAGCCTAAGCCTACAGAACAAGTAGGACTCTTAGAAGTAATAGAAGGTCTGGGTGGTATTCATCAATCGCTGACAACAGGTTCTGGTAGGTTCTTCAAGCGCACTCTGACGCAGAACACAGTTGGAAATTGGGTTGAGTTTGTGCAAGCCAACCAACCCGTTGTAAAAAAAGAAATCCCGATAGGTTTCGATGTAAAAGCGAATGTAGTACGACTTGGAAACTTAGTAACCTTCAGCTTAATCAGAGGTATCCACTCTGCTGTCGAGGGAGAGCACAGAGAATTGAATGAGAAAATCCCAAATGGGTTCAAACCTTGCGTGCAAACGCACTTGGTCGTTAATAAAAACAATTTTAACGAACACAAAGGATGTGCAGTGTGGCACCTTGAACCCGATGGGAGCATGTATTTTTCAAACCAAAGCTCTGAAAATGCAGTCTACACAGGGACAGTCACTTACATAACCGAAGACGAATATCCAACGGTTGAAGAATAAAAAGAAAGGAAAATAATATCATGTCACTTAAAATCACAAAACAACGTACAATCAATGCAGAATTTAATGTCGTAGAAGAAGGAGCAACAGCTCTGGTTAAACAGACATACATCAGCATTGACGAGAATGCGGTATCTGCAGTACAAGAGAATCTTATTAACGCTGAACTCTATGCTAAACATCGTCAAGAGATGCGTACAGACGAACATGCTCTACGTGACTTGCGTTATAAGGTGGAGGATGAAATCTTGGCGGATACTACACAGGCGTAATGCGTTAAAGAATGGGGGTTAAATAAAAACGTTAAGGAGTGTTAAATGCATAAACCAGACGGCATTTTTGGCGTGTTTGAAGTCGTCAAAGATTTCTATGAGCATGGCATAGACGACCACCTTTGGGTGTTCCTACTCATGCTTGTTATTGTTGCTGATATTGTGTTGGGCGTTTCAAGATCATGGGCTTTTCATGAATTTTCGAGCCGTAGGTTTCGAAAAGGACTGGTTAGCCACACGGCTATGTTGATTATCGTAATGGTATCCTATCCGTTTATGGTTTTCATGAATCTAGGCGGTGCTATGGATGCTTTTATTTTCGCCATGCTATCAGCGTACGGGGCTAGTATTTTGGCTAACTTATCGGCTCTAGGGGTTGAAATTCCCTTTATTGACAGGTTTGTCAAGAAAAATATTGATAAGGATAAATTTAATCTCATCGAGGAGGAAGAAAAAAATGATTAATTTTAAACTACGTTTGCAAAACAAAGCTACTTTGGTAGCTCTTATCTCAGCAATCTTTTTGATGTTGCAACAATTCGGACTTGAGATTCCACACAATATCCAAGAGGGTGTGAATACATTCGTTGTGATCTTGGTAATCTTGGGTATTGTCACAGACCCTACTACTAAAGGTCTTGGAGATAGCGAACAAGCATTGGGCTACCACGAACCAAAACAAGACTAATTGAAGGAAGGAACTAAAAATGAGTAAAATTGAATCAAGCATCGCACGTATGTATCACTTACAATCAATCCCGGTTCACTATGACATGGGTGACCGCTATGGAAATGACGCTGACGGAGATGGGCGCATCGAATTTGACTGCTCATCAGCGGTAAGCTATGCACTCGAAATCAACTTAAATAACAACACAGAATCACTTCAACAAGCACTACCAGCAATTGGCTATGCAAAAGTGTTTGACGCTGTAGATGGCACATTCGATGGCCAGCGTGGAGATGTGGTAATTTGGGCACCTCGTGATGGTTCAAGCTCGCTCGGTGCGTTTGGCCACGTATTGATTATGACTAGTGATAGCACAGCTATCCATTGCAACTATGGCATGGACGGTGTGACTGAAAACGACTATAATTATATTTGGGATCTAAACGGTCGTCCTCGTGAAATTGTCTTCCGTGAAAGCGGAACACCTCTTCCAGCACCAGCCCAAAGCGAATTTGAGCGTGAATTAGATGTTAATACACGCTTAGAGAAGTCAGACAAACCTTACTATGAAGGCACACTTACCACTGACTACTACGTTGAAGCTGGTCCTCGCATCGATAGCCAAGACAAGGAATTTCTCCCGGCAGGCACACGAGTCCGTGTTTACGAGAAACTAAACGGCTGGTCTCGAATCAACCACCCAGACAGCGCTCAATGGGTTGAAGACCAGTATTTGGATGATTGCACAGATATGTAATTAAACCAGACCACGAAAACTAAAAAAACGAAAAGGAGTATATCACCTCCCCTCACACTGCAATAGGGATACCATGGCAGTAGTGGTCGAGCCTCAGCATTGTGCTGGGGCTTTTTTATTTGTTATAAATTCGGATTGTGGTATAATTGAGGTATCTTTATAAGTGTTCTAAAACCCGACATAATATGGCTTGCCTGCCAGTGTGTTGCGTTTTAGTTGTGAATGCTTAAAGGCTTGTGAGTTTGGCGACTGCTAAGGCCTTTTTTGTGCTATAATATACATGAAACGACAATCCCCCTGCATCCACTATGGACAGATACGCTCTGACGCAGGGTTTTTTATTTTTTTGTGTTAAAATTAATAGGAATAGCTGTGGATAATCTTACGGGACCCATTTGCGGAAAACATCTCTTGTTAGGAGGTGTTTTTTATTTTTCTGTGGTATAATATACCTACAGCAAGCAAGCCTTGACTGTTCCAAAGACTGATTGAGCTCAGCGCCATGTAAGCTATGTGCACGTAGCCCGATGGAATTTTCTGGAAAGGATTGTTTCGACAGTCCTTTTTGTGTTATAATAGTATTGGTTTTGAGAATAGCCTTCATAGGTAGACGCCGCCCTTTTATGGGTGGTTCTTTTTTTGTCCACATTCTGTCCACATTTGTTTTATCTTTTCATCGTTTCGTGATTTTTGCTCTTGTAACTGGTGGGCGTAAACTTCCAATGTGATGTTCAGATTCTCATGCCCTAAAACTTGCGATACAGAAATCAAGTCAATATCGTGGGCTATTAAATAGCTGGCGTAAGTGTGCCTTAACGAGTGGACACGTACTTCACGCCCAATGATTTTCCGTAAGGTTTTATTGACGGCATTGTTGGATAGTGAAGGCAGTAGTCTACCATCTTCAGTAGGTGGCAGTTGGTCGATAAAATTTATAAATTCATCATCAAGCGGTA